CTTTCTGGGCATCTTCTCTAAGATCACGCATCACACAAACAGTAGCGAATAGTTGATTCTGAGTTAAATGCGGTTTGTTAGAAGCAACAGTTTCGAGGTCAGCTTGGACATCCATAATTACATCTTTTAATCTGCTCATCTAACCCTCCTGTAATCTACAGTTGTTTTTCTACGTTTGTCGCGTGGGTATTCTGTAACTACACGACCATCTTTATACCAAGTCTGTATTCGACCGGGTCTTACTTCTATTGAATATACTTTTTTAGCTAGCTCTTCGCTTTTGATTTCTTCTTTGCGTTTAGCTAACTTTTCGATATGCTCTGGATAAGCCATAAAATACTCCTTTTTTTGTTACCACCAAGGACTATACCAAACTACTTTACCTTGATCCAACCAAGCAAGCGCTCGTTCACAAAATTCTTTATCTGTTTCAAAGTAATATTTAGCACTTTCTTCTTGAGCATCTTGCCCCCAAAAGAAACCATCTTTTGCTTTAGGCAACTGTCCTGAGTGAATTGCTTGTTTAAGATCAATAATATCTTCTCGAGTAAGATACACATCTGAACAATTAAACTCGCAATCCATGACACCTACCGGTGCTTCTTTACCTTGCTTGCTGTAATACAACTGACGCATGTACTCGTTGAGTGACGCGTGTTTACGCCAATCAAACTCTGTAACAGGTTTGTTGTCTTGTTCTTTGTCTAGCCAACCGGCTGCCATATCTAAACCCATAGCACACCTCCAAGTGTTAAAAATTAAGTGGTTCGTTGTGACATAAGGTGAACCAAGCCTGTAATGAAGGAGGCATAACTGGAGATCCCCCTCTGTCGTTTTTCAATATACACAGGTGCTGGGCTTTTCATCCCAGCGTGGTCGTTAAGGAGACACCTTCCATGGTTAACGCTCCACGGACAACGGGCGGTAGAGGAAGCTCAGGAGATAACCGAAAACCTCTACCCCATTATTGTTAAGCTACGCTTGCGACATCCATTGCATTGTTTGCTTGGGTAGTCATGACGCGTGCACTGAACTTAGAAGAGTCTACGATATTTTTGTAATTCCACTCCGCAAGTCTTTGCAATCTTAACTCGACTTGAGTTTTAACTCTGTCGACTTTAATTGACACATCTTTAAGACCAAAGTCATTATCAATGGTAGCTAACGCTTGAGACAACATTCTGGATTTTCTACCGAGCTGAAGCATTTTGTCTTCGCGCTCAATCAACCATTCTGGTATCTCTTTGGTTGGATCTTGTTCAGACATTGATTCTTGATACTCGAATACAATGGAACAAAACTCAGCCCATGTTCTGGTAGCCAACTGTAAAAAGTTGATACCAGTTGTTTGTGGGTCAACTTCAAGTAATGGTCGTTGACCAAGAACGATCTGTTCAACCTGTAGGTCGAAATATTCACGTTCTTTGCTAGCCTTAGCTTCGTCGTCGCCGAAGTGTGGCTCTGTACCGTACTTTTCATTGAACACTTTCATGATACCGCCGATTCTACCAGCGTTGAATGTCGGGTTGCCCTCGAGATCCAACTGATACTTCTTGTAGAAATAGTCAGGTAGAACGATGTCATCTTGCTCGGCTCTGTTTTCAGAACCTACAGGATCACCGTTAGTATCAGGAATGAACGCTGATTCTGGAGTTGATTGCTCTGGGAGCAACTCTCCGTTTTCACCGTTCGCCATATCGATTTCGACCTCAACATCTGCTGGGTCAAATATATCTGCACCTTTACTCATGTTTACCTCCTTGTGGTTTAGAGTGTTGGTTTCTATTTGCAATTACTTGCAATACTTCTGAGTTCTTCAACTCAGGAATATACAAATAACTACTCGCTTCTTGACGAATTGACTCGTCAATGTGTTTTTCTTCCATATATACCTCCTTGTAATAAAAGAAAGAAATTAAAATTCATACCTCAACGCGAGTTTTGGTACACCAGTCATAAGGCCCATCATCATCTTGTGGTAAGCCTTTGTTACGTTTTTCTATAGCGTTGTGTTCAGTCACACAATCAATACATAATGAAACCATCAATCCGCCGTGGCCATCTTCTACTGCAACCGAGCCGTCAGCCAAGATCCAGGTATCTTCATCAATTTGTTCTAATTCAAGAACCGAGCCTTCATATCGAACATCAGGAACATGCTCGTCACATACTGGACAGTGTTCATTCTGTTCGAATGGACTACGAAAAGATGCCATCTTTTGATGTTTAGTTAATTTTTTTAAGTCATTTAAGTTCCAAGTCATAATTTATCTCCATATATATAAAACATCCTAAGACAACGCTCCCCATGGAGCGTTGCAAGCGGATATTTCGCAAGTTAGCTGTAACATCTGAACGTAAGAATGCGGGTTTGCGAGCGATTGTTACACTTGTTACAGCTGATTTTAGGGTACTGTAACAGCCTGAAACCCGCGTGGTTGTACTGTTTGCTTGGATTATGTTACATGTAACAGATGATTTATGTTCTAAGATAAATAACCACGGTCGACGGTCGTTATGGTACAACCTCTATCTGGTCTTGCTGTAACGCTGTAACATTTGGTGTATCAGTACACCGCAAAGTACCATGGCTATCGCACAGGCAAGCGTTACACTTGGTCTGTTACACATGGGCATTTTACGTGTAACACGTGTAACATCATTCCTGGAGCGAGTCGCATGGTTCATACCTGGCGGTTTTTAAAAAAAGCCCCATTGCGGGGCTATGATAGTAGTGATTACTTAGATTGGAAGAAGATAAAGAGTCGGACGACTCCATAGATTTGAACTGCTAACAGAATAGATAACAGTGAGAGGAAGATAGTTCCTGCGGTCTCTAACATCATTCACCTCCTTGTAAAGGAAGTTCAGGTTGATGTGGTCGATCGGACTTGGTGCGTTGGACTTTGTATCCATCTTGAACCATGTCGATTGCTTTATGACCGAGGGCTAGTGCTTTGCCTGTCCCTCTCAGTAGTAATCGCCCACCTTTGTAGGTGAGCGATATGGCGTCTCTAGTAACGCCGACGATAGTAGTTTTAGGATTAGCCATTTGCTGCTGCCTCCTTCTTATCTTCTTGTTGGAAGATGAAGATAGGTTCGACTTTACCGTCAACCACGAGCGGTTGAAAGTTAGGACGAAGCGTGATGCTTGCTCCGCCGTTAGATGCAAAGCCGATGGTTGTCCAACCGGGGTTCATCTGAGCCACTCCGTTCTCATCTACTTTAAGGTTGCCCTCTTCATCCTTAGCGGGGAAGGGACGTTTTACTTTAGCTATATATTTCATGTTTACTCCTGTGTATATATAGTTAGTGTTCCAATGAGCCAGTCTCATTAGAATCAAGAGACTACCTACGACACATGGACCACTGTCCATGTGCGATGACCGACGTTTTTCTGGACAAGGTTCCAAAGCTAAAAAATTAGAAACAAGGTTCCAAAATCGGAAATCGGGGAAGGGGGTGGCCGAATAGGCGGGAGGGGAGACAATGAATGAGTGATATAGTATAGTATTTTCAAAAAAAATTTCTGAGAAAAAATTTTCAGAAAAAATTTATGACAACTAAAGTTTGCGATCGCTGCAAAAAAGAACTGGATCTTTCTAGATTTGTCCAAGAGAAATTGAAATCTGGAAATGGTACTTACCCACGTAACGTTTGCAAAACGTGTACCGTCGACCTTCGACAACGGAGATCGAGCGGGGACCCCAAACGTTTTCTACGACACGTGTTCAACAGTCTAAAAAACAAGCGCAAAGATACTTGCGAATGGGACCTTAGTGTTGAGGATCTTTTTGAATTGTGGGAAGAACAAGAGGGCCGTTGTGCGTTGTCCAATAATATTATGACGTGGAAAAAAGGTGGGGGCTACCATGATTTTAATGCTAGCGTTGACCGAATCCAGCCTGACGGTCCGTATACCAAGATGAATTTACAGCTAGTTTGCTACCGAGTTAACATCATGAAACACGTGCTCGATGATCACGAGCTCTATTGGTGGTGCAAGAATATCGTGACAAATAGAGAGGAATACTAATATAATTCAATTTACATGCGTTTATTAGACGAAGACAGACCTACAGAAATAACCGAACAGGATAGAGCGGAGTTTCAATCCCACCTACCTTATGCCGGATTACACCTAAACGAGCTTTCTGTTCAAGAAGAAAGGTTGGTGTTATTTCATTTACGCGGTATGACAAAAGCAGCCGCTGGGAGAGCTGCGGGTTATAGAGACGTAGACCGTGTTTACTCTTTATTTAAAACAGAAAAATTACAAAAAGCTCTAACCTACTTACGCAATGAAATGCGTGAAGAAGTTAAGTTTGATAAAAACACAGCAACGGGAATGTATTTAGAAGCGCACCGTAAATCGGCGACCGCGACTGAAGAAAAAAATGTTGTCGATTCGTTGTGCAAGCTCCACGGTCTATTTATGCCTGAGAACGCAACGCAAATAAATATAAATGTGGATAAAGTAGAACAGTTGGAAAGGTTGTCTGATGCAGAGTTGTTAAAACTTGCGGGGGCAGATACAAAATATTTAGAGCCAGCTAATGACACAAAAGACTGAATGCCAAAGATGTAAAGGGTTGTATCATGAAACCCTTATATTGTTAGATGATATATGTGTTTACTGTAGGGCGGACGAGGCTGAGAAAGTGCCTGAGCCCCAGTCGAGGTCTGAACCGGTTCAAGCGAAACAAGAAGACTTATCCGCACAAGTAAAAGCGGAACAAGAACTAGCAAAAAGAATCTTAGCACGTAAAAGGTTACTCCCATTTGTTGAACGTTTTAATCCAGATTATTTAGCCGGCTGGGTACACAAAGATATCTGTCAAAGATTAGAAAGATTTAGTGAGCAAGTAGCAAATAAAGAATCACCTAGATTGATGCTCTTTATGCCACCGCGACACGGTAAATCTACTTTAGCCAGTGTTGCATTCCCTGCTTGGCATTTGGGTCGACATCCTAATCACGAGTTTATAAGTTGCTCGTATTCAGGTTCTCTTGCAATGAATTTTTCAAGAAAAGTTCGTCAACTACTTAGAGAACCAGTATATAAAAATGTGTTTGAAAAATCTAGGCTAGATAAAGATTCTCAGTCAATTGAATCGTGGCAAACGACTCAAGGTGGTGGTTATGTTGCGGCGGGTGTTGGCGGAGGTATTACTGGTAAAGGTGCACACGTAATGGTAATTGATGATCCAGTAAAAAACCGTGAAGATGCAGAATCCGATAACAACCGCGAAGCGACCTGGGATTGGTATACATCAACTGCTTATACACGTTTATCACCCGGAGGCGGCATACTTGTAATTTTGACAAGATGGCATGACGATGATTTAGCGGGTCGATTATTAAAACAAGCAGAAGAAGGTGCGGACCAATGGGAAGTAATTAAATATCCAGCGATTGCAGAAGTTGATGAAACTTTTAGAAAATATGGTGAAAGTTTACATCCAGAAAGATATAATGTAGATGCGCTCGAGCAGATAAGGAAAGCCATCGGCCCCCGAGATTGGTCTGCTCTGTATCAACAGAATCCAGTATCCGACGAAGGCGATTACTTTAGCCGAGACATGATCCGTTATTACGAAGATGAAGATATTGAATATGCACAACTTAATTACTATTGCGCGTGGGACCTTGCGATCGGGCAGCGTGACCGGAACGATTATTCAGTTGGTATTGTTGTCGGGGTCGATGAATATGATAATTTATTTGTTGTTGATGTCGTTCGCGGAAAGTATGATGGCTTTGAGTTAGTTGAACAGATCTTAGACTTGTATGAAACTTGGCGCCCAGGTATAGTGGGCATAGAACGAGGGCATATTGAAATGGCCCTAGGGCCCTTTTTGCAGAAGCGTACTAGAGAACGGGGATTAAGCGAAGCGTACTTTAAAGACCTAAAAGTAGGTCGTAGAGACAAAGAAGCAAGAGCACGTGCAATCCAAGGTAGAATGCAACAAGGTATGGTATACTTTCCAAAGGACGCTGTTTGGACTGGAACCATGGTTGCAGAACTTTTACGTTTTCCAAATGGAGCCCATGATGACCAAGTCGATGCATTGGCATGGATAGGTTTAATGATGACAGAATTTGCTACTTTCTATGAACGACCGGAGCATGTTCCATCTTGGAGAGATAAGTTAAGACATTTAACTAAAGGCGATAAACATAAATCATCGATGAGCGCTTAATGGCAGAGTACAAAAAAACTAAAAAGAAACTGGATGCGGCGGAAGAACTAAATCTTGCTCGTCGTCAATGGGAAGCCTATACCCGAGCTAGAGACAATGGTCATGATGACTATATTGAAATGGCAAAACAATGCGACGCTTTTTATCGCGGAGAACAATGGGACGAAGCTGACATGGCAGCGCTCGACGACCAAGGTCGACCCGCGTTAACAATCAACACAATTTTACCTACTATTAATACTGTTATTGGTGAACAAAGCACCAGACGTGCGGATGTACAATTCAAACCGCGGGGATCTGGTATGCAAGAAACTGCTGACTTGCTAACAAAACTTTTCATGCAGATTTCTGATAACAACAAACTCGATTGGATAGAATCACAAATTTTTTCTGATGGTTTAATTCAAGACAGAGGGTGGTTTGATGTAAGAATAGATTTTTCTGATCACATACAAGGGGAAGTAAGAATTACACCCAAAGACCCACTCGATATTATTATTGATCCAGATGCAAAAGAATATGATCCTAGAACTTGGAATGAAATTTTTGAAACAAAATGGATGAGCATAGATGACATAGAAGAAATCTATGGACAAGAAAAATCAGATAAGTTAAGAGTTATTGCAGAAGTTGGATCTACCTTAGGCGCAGATTCAATTGAGTATGAAGAAGAAAGATATGGTGATACATATAGTGGCGAATACTCAAGTGACTATCCAAATAATCCAGAAGAAGCAAAAGCAGTAAGATCAATTCGTGTTATAGAAAGACAACATTATAAATTAAAAGAATGTATGTTCTATGTTGATCCTGTTACGGGCGATCAAAGAGAAGTTCCATATAATTGGAGTGAACGCAAACGGAAAAAGTTTGCTGATGATATGGGTCTTTATATTATTACTAAGACCATTAAAAAAGTTAAGTGGACTGTAACAGCAGACACAGTCGTTTTATTTGATGACTGGTCTCCCTATGATCATTTTACTTTGGTTCCTTATTTTCCATATTGGAGAAGAGGTAAACCTTTTGGCATGGTAAGAAACTTAATTTCACCACAAGAACAACTAAACAAAATTTCATCTCAAGAACTACACATTGTAAATACAACTGCGAACAGTGGTTGGGTAGTTGAGTCAGGCTCTCTTACAGGAATGACAGCAGATGATTTAGAAGAACACGGTGCGGAAACTGGTTTAGTCCTCGAGTTTAATCGAGGCTCTACTCCCCCAAGTAAGATCCCCCCAAACCAGATTCCCACC